AAGATTTGGTTCTCACCAAAATTGCCAAAGTGGAAGGGTTTGCTAAAACGACAGATAATTTTATTCTTAATGTAAGTTCTTTAATACAAAAAACTTCAACAAATGATTACAATACAACCACCTGGAAGCTGGACACTAATTCAATTATGGACGTATATACTAATAGATTGGTTATAATGGAAGATTACCCCACTAATAGTTTTAATTTTAATGGGACAACAAATCAAAGCACTGAAGTTTTTAGTGATGTTAATGAAATGAAAACCACACTTCGAAATGGAGTTACAGGCGTAATACCTTTATATGCAACAAATTATCAAAGTTCGGCCGACTTCCCTGGTAGCGATTTTGGACTAGGGAATGATGGAGCATCAGAATCAACAAATAATGTTGGTTTGATTGGGACTAACAATATAGAATGTTCAGCTAACATAAGAATAAAAAATCCTTCATTACTAAATGGCAAAACATTAGTTATCCCACCTTTTAGTAAATCGGTAGCACTATAGGCAAAAAATAAGTGTAATAAGTAGTATGGCATTCATATCGGCAAAAGACATTCCGCTTTATTTTGGGAATAATGTAAACAGTAATACTGCGCCAACTGAGGGAGATGCAGGAAACAGAGGTGTAATTGCAACCCAAGTTCAATTAAATTATACCCCCAACATAGGCGTAACAAGAGTGGTTGGTAAAGAACCATCAAAAGACAGTTTTAATTTAGTTGGCCCGCCTAACGCAAGTCTTTCATTTAGCGCTTATGTAGGAGCGACTGCCGAATTTGATATTACCGACTATACTGGAGAACAAAGTAGAGGCACAAGTTTTGCTATTGGTGATATAACTAATGGAATTAAGGGATCTGGAGCACATTTGACATCATACTCTATGACAGTCACTCCATATGCACCAGTTTTAATTCAATGTGATTTTGCTATTTATAATCCACTTACAACTACTTCTGAAGGAGGTTTTATCGCAGATGCGGGAACAGACGGTATTATAGATAATCTAAGTTTTGGCGATTATGGTCATGGCGTTTATTCTACGTTTGGCAAAACAAGCGATCAGAACGCAACTTTTTTAGATGATATTGACGTAGTGGAATCAGTAACTTATCAATATAGCGCACAAAGATTACCTATTTACAAATTAGGCGAATATAATATACAAACAGCTGAAGGAGGCGCAAAGCTAATTTCGGCAGAGCATAGTTTTCAAATTCAAGGAGATAATATACAAAAACTAGTGCCAATTACTGGATCAAATCCAGGTTCAATGAGTTTATTAGTTAAAAATTCTCAGACCTCAACCTTGCTAAATGTGGCCGTAGATGGAAGAATAAATGCAGAAAATGTAACTATAACTGCAGGTGATGTAGCGAGAGGATCTATATCTATTACAGAGCCATTAGTCTAATAATTTTATATGTCTAAGTTAGAATTTAGACAGCTTAATCAAAGAATTAAGTTTAAAGACAAAGAGTTTAAATTTACTCAAAATCAAATAGACTTTTTAAAAACTGCCCTAGACCCCGAAACAAAATTAATGTTTTTGGCTGGCCCAGCAGGAACTGCAAAGACTTATATGGCAGTATATTCTGCTCTGCAGTTGTGTATAAGCTCAGATCTTGAAAAAGATATTTTATATATTAGAAGTATAGCTGAAAGCTCTCAAAGAAGCTTGGGATCTCTGCCTGGGTCTATAGACGAAAAGTTTGGAGTATTTGCTGGACCTTTTTATGACAAATTAGATGAAATGCTTCACATTCACGATATAAAATTTTTAAAAGAAAAAAGACAATTTGAATGTATGCCCGTAAATTTTGTAAGAGGAGCAAATTGGAATGACACAGTAGTAATAGTTGATGAAGCTCAAAACTTTACTTATAATGAATTGATCACCGTACTGACCAGAATAGGCGAAGATTCTAAAATTATTATATGTGGTGATATGATGCAAAGCGATATTAAAAATAGTGGATTCTCATCAATATTTAAAGCTTTTGATGATGAGGAATCAAAACAACAAGGAATATATTGTGTAAAGTTTGGAACAGCGGATATAAAAAGAAGTGAAATACTTAAGTTTATAGTAGCAAAATTAGAAGATAAAATTTAAAAAAATATTTTTAAACTTATAATAAATTATGATAAAATACTGTTCAGAATGCGGCGCCAAACACGAATATAAATTCAGCCCTCCTAAATTTTGTTCTAATTGTGGAGCTCCAATGGGAGTAGCACAAAATGAATCCAAGCCTTTAAATAGAAATACAACTGCTAGTAGAAAATCTAAAGCTATCAATGATAATGAAACAGATGCAGAGTTTGTACCAAATATTTCAAAATTGGAATATGAAATACACAAAGATGATATACAGCATACGATAGGTTCTCTAGGAGGTAAAACCGCGCCACACAAAAGAAAAAGTAATGTAAAAAGACTAGATGACATATTGTAATGTATTCCTTCGAAGATAAGCTTAAAGAAATAGAAGCTGCTTTAGAAAGAAAACGTCCAAAATGGCATCTAGATGCAGTTACATATATTGATTATGATGATATCAAGCAGATCATCATGAGCCACATTTATAAAAAATGGCACCTATGGGATCAGTCAAAACCTATAGAGCCATGGCTTAGTAGGGTAGTGTCTAATCAGTTTAAAAATTTATTAAGAAATCATTATGGCAATTATGCAAATCCATGCCCAGATCAACATTTAAGTGATCATGATCCATCAACTTGCCCAATTTGCATAAAATGGCGCCAAAGTAAAAAATCAGCGTATGATATAAAGTTGGCAGTTACTATGGAAAATCATATCCATGAAATACACGACAAAAAAGATGATAGTGTTAATTTAGACGCAGCTACAAAGAGATTAACATTAAAAATAAAAACAGAATTAAACAAGCGGCAGTTTCAAGCATTTAAAATGCTTTTTGTCCAAAACAAATCAGAAGAGGAAGTCGCAACATTTTTAGGTTTTAAAACAAACGAAAAGAAAAGATCTGCTGGCTACAAACAGATAAAAAATTTAAAAAAAATCTTTCAAGAGAAGGCTAGAAAAATTATCGAGGAGAATGATATAATATGATAGACTTAACAAAAGAACAAAAAGACTTAATATTAGAAAGTTTTAGAAATGACCCTAATATAATCAATATTACAAAAATTGTATTTGATAATGAAAATTTAGATGGAAGATCTAAAGAGGGTAGGGCCGTAACTAAGTTTTTGGCAGAAAATGGACTCAAGACAAAAACTACCAAAAGAGAAAAACAAAAAGAAGTTAATTTAACAACAGACCAGCTTAATCTTGTAGATTCATTAAGAAAAGATGGATTAAATACATCTGAAATAGCTGACATAATATTTAATAAAACAATACCTAGATTATCTGTAGAATGGAGAGCTGTTAATGAACTGCTACATCAAGAGCGAGAAGAACCAAAAGAAGAAAATCAAGCAAGCTATGTCGCACCGAATGCAATATCCAGACTAATCAAAAAAATTAATGATTCAACTGGTTATGGGTTAGAGGAAGGTAAAATGTCTAGGACACATCACACTTGTTGTGATAAGCTAAGAATCAACTTAAGCAATTCTAGATTTGTAGCCATAGTAAATAACTATAGCAACTTCAGAGATAAAGAATTATTTGAGCAAGAGTTTATTAGATTAACTTGGGATAAACCAGATCTTACAGCAGATGAAATAAACCTTTATATGAATGTGGCAAAAGAAATTATTAATTTGGAGTTAATTACTGGCCACTTGCAAAAACTTAACGATATGTTTGAAAGCGCAGACGATCAAGACGAAATGACTGTGCGTTTAGCAGAAATTATAAAAGCAAAAAGTTCTGAGTATCATCAGTGCGAAAGTCGAATAGAAAACTTGACAAAAAAACTTCAAGGTGATCGAGGCGCTAGATTAGCTAATAAACAAAAAGAAACAGCGTCGTTTTTATCTATAGTTCAACTTTTCCAAGAAGAAGAGGAAAGAAAAAATATGGTTCACATAGCTGAAATGCAAAAACAAATAATTAAAAAAGAAGCTGAAAAACTAGAGGGTATGGCCGCTTGGAAGGCTCGAGTTCTAGGTATCGGTATTGATGATGTCCTATAAATGCAAAGTATGTGGAGCAGAGTTTGAAACAGAAAAAAGTCTTCACGCACATTTGAAAGCACATAAAATGTATGTGGCGGATTACTATGTAAAATATTATCCAAGATACAATAAATTAAATGGTAACCCACTTCCATTTAAAAAGAAGGAAGAATACTTTCAAAATGATTTTATTAATCGCTCTCAACTAATTAAGTGGTGTGAAACCGCACCAGAATCGGAGGTAAAAGATTATATTATCGAACTAGGTAAAAGAAGAATAAAAAGAAAAAAATATGCAAAAGCCCCTTTCTATTTAGAACTTCTCAAGCGTCAGTTACCAGACTTAGACTTATATAAGAAACATTTTGGAACATACACAAAAGCTTGCGAAGCTATGGGCGCGAAGCCCATATTTTATAAAGGTATGCCCAAAGAATTTAACGAAGATGTTGATGCTGAAGTATTGATAGATACTAGAGAGCAACAGCCATTAGAATTTCCTAAATCTAAAATTTTAAAATTAGATTTTGGAGATTACACATTGGGTGGGAATAATTTTTCTAATACATTTGTAGATAGAAAAAGTGCTGGAGATTTTTTATCAACATTTGGAGGGCAGGTAGATAGATTTAAGCGAGAGATGCAAAGATGTGTCGAATTAGATAGTTATATGTATATTGTTATAGAGAAGCCTTTAGCTACAATAGAAAAAGAAGCTATATTTACAAAAGGAAAAAGAAGTGCAAAATTGGGTTGGGTACTCTCTAATTTAATTTCTGTTCAGCACGAATTTGCAGGTCATTGTCAATTTGTGTTTACGGACAATAGAAATCATAGCGAAAAAATAATACCCAAACTACTTTCGTTAGGAGATAAGTTGTGGAATGTAGATATACAATATTTTTTAGATAAGGAGGAAAGATGACTTGGGATTTAGGTAATCAAAAACCTTTAAAAAGAGAATCTGTTAATGATCAAATAATGGAGCTTGATGGATATTTAGATGATGTGAAAGCTAAATTGTGGTTATACAAATTTTTAAAAGAAAACGTTACGTTCACGACAGAACTTCTTACTGGAATAGAATTATTTCCATTCCAACATATGGCAGTTAAAGCAATGATGCAAAATGATTATTTTTTAGGCATTTGGTCTCGTGGCATGTCTAAATCTTTTTCTACTGGCATTTTTGCTTTATTAGACGCTATGTTAAATCAAGGAGTGCACATTGGGATTATTTCAAAATCATTCAGACAATCTAAGATGATTTTTAGAAAGATAGAGGATATATCGCAAGACCCTAAGGCTGAGCTATTTAGACAATGTATAGGTAAGGTGAGTAAGTCTAATGATGAATGGTCCATGCAAATCGGCAAGAGTCGCATAACTGCCTTGCCGCTTGGTGATGGAGAAAAGCTTCGTGGTTTTCGTTTTCAGCGTATTATTATTGACGAGCTTCTACTTATGCCAGAAAAAGTTTTAAATGAAGTTATTGTGCCGTTTTTGGCTGTTGTAGAAAACCCAACAGAGAGACAAAAAATTAAAGACGCAGAAGACGCTATGATTGATGCTGGCAAAATGACAGAGGATGAAAGAACGGAGTGGCCGTCAAATAAAATGATTGGTTTGTCGTCAGCTTCATATAAGTTTGAGTATCTTTATAAAATGTATCAACAATATGAAAATATGATTTTTAATCCTGGAGCAAAAAACCAAGGCAGGAGATGTATTATGCAATTTAGTTATGACTGTGCGCCAAAAGCTTTATATGATGAGAACTTAATATCCCAAGCGAAAGGTACAATGAGTCAATCACAAATCGATCGAGAATTTAATGCTCAGTTTACAGATGATAGCGCTGGTTACTTTAAAATTAGTAAAATGGCAGAGTGCACTATTGAAGATGGTCAATCTCCAGCTGTAGAGGTATGCGGAGAAGAAGGGTCTGAATATATTATGGCTTTTGACCCATCTTGGTCTGAATCTGAAACATCTGATGATTTTGCTATTCAAGTAATAAAATTATTGCCCGAAAAGAAAAAAGGGGTTGTTATACATAGCTACGCATTACCTGGTACAAACCTAAAAAAACATATAACTTACTTTAAATATATATTAGATCATTTTAATATTATTATGATTGTAGGAGATTACAATGGAGGCGTTCAGTTTATAAACTCATGTAACGAAAGTGATATGTTTAAAAAAGAAAAACTAGAAATAGGAGTCTTTGATCCAAAGTTAGATAACCCCCACGATTATGAAAAAGATTTAAGGGATGCTAGAAGAAGTTATAACAAAAGCAGTAATACTATATGTATATTGAGAAAGCCAGTATCTAACTGGATCAGAAGTGCGAACGAAATGTTGCAGACAGCATTTGATAGAAAAAAATTATATTTTGCAGCTACAGCTATGGATGATAATTATTCTACGCAAAGAGCAAAAAAAATACCAATCAAAAATTTAAAATTTTCAAAATACGAAGATGAAAAAAATGTCGGCGCTAAAATGATAGAATTTATAGAACATCAAAAAGATATGATAGACTTAACAAAAGCTGAATGTGCACTTATACAGGTTACTTCGTCTACTGGAGGAACGCAGAGTTTTGATTTACCGAGTAATCTTAAAAGACAAAAAGGCGTAGATAGACCAAGAAAAGACTCTTATTCCGCTTTGGTTCTAGGCAATTGGGGAATGAACATATATTATGATATGATAGAAATACCAGAAGAGCAAAACTACGGATTCACTCCTATGTTTATTTAAAAAAAGTTTAAAAGTTACTTTTAAAAGTGTAATTAACTTTATAATAGGTTATGGCTAAAAGAAAATATAATAAAAAATCATCATACTGGAATAAGTTTCACAAACCACAAGTGGTACAAATTTCTAACGAAGAACCTTTAGAACCAGCAACAGCTGGTGAAGCGTATCATGTTTCGCAAGGGTCTTATAGTCGATCGGGCACTATTAATAATCTAAGCTCAAAGAATACTAGTACCAGAATAAATCGGTCATCTGTAGTTCCCCCAAGAAATAAATACAGTCAAATTAGAGCTGGACTTTTACCATACGAAATATCATCAGATGGCATAAATGTAAGAGAGGCTATAGAGTTGTGCCAAAAGGCTTACGCAAATGTTCCTATTTTCAGAAATACTATAGACATGATGTCTGAGTTTGCTAATGCAGAAATTTATCTTGAGGGCGGCAACGCAACATCTAGAAACTTTTTTGAAAAATTGTTTGATAAAATAAAGATTTGGGATTTGAAGGATCAATATTTTAGAGAATATTATAGAAGTGGTAATATTTTTCTTTATAGAGTCGATGGTAAGTTTAATTTAGATGATTATAAAAAATTTGCACAAAATATATCAGAAGGGCCTTCTTTAAATAAATTTCCGATCAAGTACATTGTTTTAAATCCTTTTGAAATTGTAGCCAAACGAAGCACCGTGTTTAGCACAAAAGATGGAGCTTATGCAAAAATTCTTTCCGAGTTTGACATGGAAAGATTGGCTAATCCCAAAAATGATTACGACAAAGAAGTTTTTGAAGGATTAGATCCAGAGGTTCAAAAACAAATTAAAGAGGGTGGATATTTTAAAGACGGATTAAAGATCAATCTGCAAAACGAAAAAATAGCTTATAGTTTTTATAAGAAACAAGATTACGAACCTTTTGCTATACCATTTGGATTTCCAGTTTTAGAAGATATAAACGCAAAGATGGAAATGAAAAAGATGGATCAAGCTATCATGAGAACGGTTGAAAATGTTATTCTGATGATTACTATGGGAGCAGAGCCAGATAAAGGCGGCATTAATCCGCACAATGTCAAGGCGATGCAAAAACTTTTTCAAAACGAATCTGTAGGTAGAGTATTAGTTTCAGACTATACAACAAAAGCAGATTTTGTTATCCCAGATATTAACAAGGTCGTGGGCCCAGGAAAATATGAGGTCATTAACAAAGATATTAAAGAAGGATTGCAAAATATCATTTTAAATGATGATAAATATAATGGAGCAGAAATTAAAGCCAGAGTATTCTTAGATAGACTAAAAGAAGCCCGCGAAGCATTTATACAAGACTTTTTGCAGCCAGAAATGCGCCGCATAGCTAAAGATTTAGGATTTAGACAATGTCCAACAGTTAAGTTTAAAGATATTGATTTGAGGGACGAAGTTCCCC